GATGCTACCAGATGGAACATCCACATCTTTAAACTCACCCGGTTCTATTGGAGTGTCATCTCCTTTGATCCTTAGTCCACGAGATTTCAAACCCCCCGGAAGATTCGATAACGTACCAGCGTCCACAAGTTGCCGTATAAGAGAAGTGCCTGCTTTTGCGTACCCCCCTATTATATGTATGAGACCAAGCCCATAAAAGCCGAATCCGGGCACATATGAGTAGTGAACAAAATGTTGCCGCTTTAACATAAGAGGATCTTCTTCATTCCAATTACGTCTTATAGCAAGAATCTCATAGTTGCTTCTTTCCATAGTGACGATATAAGGTTTAGCTATATCTCCCTCATCTTCGTCAATACCCTCTATTACAAGATCAGCGTGGACCTCATATAAGGTATATCTGTCATCGTCAGTAAGAGAATATCCACCGTCCTCTGCTTTTTGTTCTTCAATATCACTGTGGTAAGGTCTGGGAGTACCTAACTCTATATCACGATAAAACCCATTTACCTGTAGTTTTCTTACTTCATTCTGAGTTCTCCGCATAACATGAGTAACACGTTCTGCAAACTCTATGTTTGATGCCCCATAAGGAACAATTACATCTTCCGCAGGTATGTATACTGCGGTCTGCCTACCCATAGTAGGATCGTAATAAACTTTTTTAAATGCAGATCCGGCTAACCCAAGACTGTATAACATGCGTTCATGTTCGGGACGGTACTCAACCATGTTCTCTGTTAACTGATAATTCATATCAGCTCTGACACGAGCTGCCGCTTCTTCTTTTTCTCTGGATTCTTTACCCAGTACCTTAACCCGCACAGGACCAGCCGCAGGAAAAGTCTCACTCATGGTCTCAGCTTGAAATCGTATAGCAGCCTCTGACAATACCGTAGAGTGAACCCCACATGAACCTTCCCAAGGGGTGGTTCGCTCCTCATACTTAAACCCTATTATCTCCAGACCTTTTGCGTATGTATCCGCCCAATCTTTCCTACTAGACATGTCAGACTCGATCATGTCCGAAAGATCATTGGCTAACATAGCTAAATCTTTATCCTCTAACATTTCTGCTAGATTAGCGTCAAATGCTGCCAAATCAGTCATATTAGCATCAGGCACTATGGTGATCTCTACACTACCATCATCTAATGTGACCATTTCAGGATCTACAATTTCTATCTCAAGCTCTTTAGGCTCTTCTGAAAGAGCTTCTGCTTCTATACCTTTTGGCGCAACTGTTATACCTTTTTCAATAGCCATTAGTAATACCCACTCGCTCTACGCTTAAAATATGTTTGTTCTTCCGGTTCGTCTGTTGGTAGACGTATAAACCCACCTTGCCTAAATCTCATCAAAGCCATCACAGTAGAGTCCACCAAGTCATCGTGGCTCATAAACGGAAATCCCGCTATCTCTTCTACGACCTCTTCTGCCCATCTGGTCTGCGGAACCCAGCACAGACCTGACGATACTATATCAGATACAGAATTTAATCTAGCTAGTTTATCTCCGGTTCCTCTATGGGGGGTATATTCCTGCACAGGTAAGCCCATTCTTCGCATCTCCTGATACAAAGCAATACCGGAACTTTTCTTTTCCACAATAAACGAATCAGGTTGCCAATCTTCATATTCCTGCATAGCTAATTTTTTTAACTCAGGAAACTCTAATCGTTTCTTTATACTATTTAACAATATGACATGGTATGCCTGTTCTTCCTCATTCATAAATACGCCCCACGTAGTAAGGGCTGTATAGTCTGCTCTATTATTTCTTTCAGCCGCTGCGTCTAAAGACATAATAATATATTCACAAACAGGGGGATTCTCAGGCATCCACAAATTCCACCATTCACGTTTAACCAACGACGCTTCTTCAGCAGTGGGTTCTTGTTGATATTGTGCATTCCACTGGAATGTAGGCATTGAAGCCTTAGTACGCATTAGAGCTTCTAAATCAAAAAACTCAGGCCACAACGGTTTCTGTATAATTTCTTGTGTTTCTTTATCTGTGGTATCTAATACTGCAGGAAACTCAACAACTTCAAATTGGTCAGCCTTTTCGTTCTGAGCCATATCTCTAACAACACGTCCTGTCAGGTCGTCCATGTGCCAGCGCGTCTGTATGATTGCCACCTTACCACGAGGCATAAGACGAGTACGGGCACCAAACGTATACCACTCATAGGCTTTCTCAAATACAGAAAAGTTACCATTAATTACATCCTGCTCTGAATGGGGGTCATCAACCAACAGTAAATCCGCACCTCGACCAGCGATAGACGACCCAATACCGCAGGCGTAATACTCACCACCTACATTTGTGTTCCATCTACCTGCCGATTTAGAATCCACAGCTAACTTTACAGTAGGAAATATAGTGCCATATTCGTCGGTGGATATAAGGTTACGTACTTTTCTACCAAAATCTACAGCCAAATCAGTAGTATGCGATACCATCATTACTTTTTTATTAGGATTCCTACCTAGAAACCATGCTGGAAAAAAGATAGATACCAACTGAGACTTACCGTGACGTGGAGGTATATTCACACAGATACGATCTTTATCCCCATGTTCTATGTCCATCAACATATTAGCAAGTATGCGGTGGTGTTTACCCACTATATAGTCCGGTTGCATTCTCCTACAAAATTCTATCAGATCATCATACGCTAATTTGTTTTGCCTACGGACAGCCAACTCATCAACAAGTTTATTTATCTCTGACACCTCTTCAGAAGAAAAGTTATCTAGGTTGTCCAACATGTGTTGAATCTCTTCTTCTGAAAAATCAGTTGTCATAATTAAGAGTTATCTCTTCGCCTTCATGTATTTCTTGTGCTGTATATAAGTTATATATCCTGTAATCATCCCAATCTTGGACAAGTATCAACACACAGTTAGGTTCTTCAGAGTGATTTATGAAACCTCCTAACGGTGTCCTTATAAATCCAGATATCATTGGAACCTTAATGTGTGTGGCACCAAGATCCTTGTCCTCACCTATACTCTCAGTGGCAAAAAGGCCAAGACCGTCAATATCACTGTCACCTATGGTCAAAGATTCAGGTAGAGGTTCATAATAAAACCTGTCATACCTTATTTTTGCCATGCTGTTTCCTTATTGCTTCTTTGCCTTTCTTGGCGATCTGGGCTTGCTCGTTTTTACCTGCTGCTTTAGCTCGTTGTTCGAGGACGGTGAGGATTTGAATCTTTCTAGCAAACGGTTTGTTAACCTTTTTAACTTTCGCCACAGTTTTCTTAGCATCAGCCGGAGTCGCATACGCAATACTGACAGTATCTTTCGGGTTTTCATCGGTATATAGTCTCCTCCCGCTACCTTTTGGCTTTTTTCCTGTACCTACCTTGGGATCTTTAGTCTTTTTCATCGGTAAATCCTAATTCTGCGTCCACATCTATAGGCTCGCCATCAATAACTACAGCATCTTCCACATCTTCTACCGGATTTACCAATTTTTCCAGTTTTTGCCGTAATTTAGCCTTTAAATCGTCCGTAGATTGGTGTGTTATGGTCACTTCTGACTTCTCAGAGAACAAACCAACGTCTGAAATCTTACCAAGTAACTCTAAAGCACGTATTCTTGCTCTTGCATCGGGGTTTTCCGTCTCCAAAACTAATTTATTGGTCACTAAATGACGTATTTGCACTGCAGACTCCACCACAGAACGTCCAAACTCAGTCAAAATGGTATTAGTTAACACTATAGAAGCAGGAGTAAGCGTAGCTACTCTGTTGGTAGTTACTTTTTTAGAAGTTCTTTCGGGGTCTTCAGCGTAAGCCTTTGTTAATTTAGAAGCAATTTCTTCGTCTTCTGCATTAGGTGTAAGTTTTACCCCATGTTCTCCTAATTTTATAGATGTATTTGCTGCTGCCTCCATCTTATCTTTAAGATCAAAAGTGGGAACATTGTCAGGGATGGGTACACCGATCTCAGGTTCTATATTTAAAGTCATATTATTCGCAGGGTGTCAGACACCAAGTAAGTAACGCATTAAAATGCGTTATATCAGAAAAAAATTTTTTCTGCAAGATGTTTGGGACTCCAAAGGGGGGGTGTTTCCTGTGTGGAAAAGAAATGTACTACCTGACATACCTGACAAGGGTTCTGTTTATGTCATAACACGTCCACACAATACAATTTATAAAACGTAGCTACCATTGAAAAAA